CAAATGAAGCTTATAGACAGAAGTGTTTTGGCAGAAATGTTACCAGCAGAAAAGTCAATCATACAAAAGGCTGAACAAGCATTTCCTGATAATTCAGGTGATTCTCAAAAAACTATGTCTGACCAAATTATGGTAGTTGAAGCGTGGCATTTGCCTTCTGGTGAGAACGCAAATGACGGACGTCACGTTATGGTATGCTCTTCAGGTGTAATTGTAGATGAAGAATATGAGGTTGACGACTTTCCTTTTGTATTTTTACATTATAGCCCGCGTATGGTAGGCTTTTGGGGCCAAGGTTTAACAGAGCAATTAACAGGAACACAAATTGAAATTAACAAATTACTTATTACTATTTCCAAGTCTATTAGCTTGGTTGGCGTGCCTCGTGTATTTGTTGAAGACGGCTCTAAAGTCGTCAAGGCCCACCTCAACAATGAAGTCGGCTCAATTGTTACATATCGTGGTACAAAGCCCGAATACGCGGTCGCTCCGTCGGTACATCCAGAGTTATATGCGCAATTACAACGACTTATCGACTATGCATATCAACAGTCAGGAGTTTCGGCTCTGGCAGCAAGCGCTCAAAAACCACCTGGGCTCAATTCAGGAGAGGCGATAAGAAATTTTAATGACTTGCAAACTGACCGATTTGCCGTTCTCAATAAACGCTTTGACGCTATGGCTATTGAATTAAGTTATAAAATTATTGAAGGTGCAGCTAATATTGTTAAGCGTACCGGCAAATATCAAACTGTGTATCCTAATAAGGACGGTGTGCAACAAGTAGACTTAAAAGATGTTAAGTTATTAGAGAACCCGTTTGTCATACAATGCTTTGACAGTAACGCATTGCCCAAAGACCCGGCTGGCCGTAAGCAGTCAATTGTCGAAGACATGCAAGCTGGTATTATTAACTTGCAGGAGGGGCGCCGCCTGCTTAATTATTCTGACTTAGAGCAAGACGACAGACTTGCAATGGCCGCTGAGGAGCGTATACTAAAAAATCTGGATGAAATTGTCGAGGATGGTAAATTTACACCACCTGACCCATTTATTAACATTCAATTAGGTTTACAAAAAGTAGCGGAATATTATAATTTATATACAGCCTATGGATTAGAAGAGAGTCGCCAAGAGATGCTACGAGACTGGCAAGCCCAATTGTTAGCATTGCAACAGGCTGCTATGCCTCCTATGCCCGGTGCTCCAACTGGCGGCGCCCCCTCTGTGCCTCAGGCACCACCAACTTCAGACTTAAGCCCTATGGGGCAACAGCAGTAACAACGCCTAACGGCAAAAACAAAGGATAAAATATGAGTGAGAACGCACCAGGCTTAATAACGCCAGAAACTACAATAGCGCCGGCAGCCACTGCCAACGCAACACCAGCCATAGACCCAAAATTGGCGGCCTATGAGAAAAAAGAACGGCAATTGCGGGCTATGCAAAAGCAATTGGCTGAGGAAAAAGCTACGCTGCAAAAGCGAGCTACAGAATATGAGACAGGTTACATACCTAAAAACCGCTTGCGCGAGGACCTTTGGTCTGTTCTCTCAGAGAATGGTATTGACCAGCAGTCATTAACGGACCAGTTGCTAAATCAGCCGAACATGAACGACCCGGCTACTAAGGCACTAATGAGTAAAATCAAAGCTTTAGAAGAGAAACAAAGCCAGGCTGAAAAGCAAGCGTCTGCAGCTCAAGAGGCACAATATAATAACGCCGTAAAACAAATAAGCAATGAGGTTAAAATATTAACTGACTCAAGTCCTGACTTTGAAGCAATTAAAGAACTAGGGCTTGTAGACAATGTTGTAGAGTTAATTAAAGAGACTTTTGAAAAAGAAGGGTATGTAATGGACGTAGAATCCGCTTGTAAACAGGTAGAGGATGAGAGTCTAGCATATCTTGAAAAAGTTTCTAAAATTAAAAAGCTACAAGATAGATTGACACCTAAAGCACCAGAAGTAACGGTGCCGCCTAAAAATGAAGTGACAGCGAGTACGACAGTAACCGCAAAACCGGGCCCGACAACATTAACAAATAGAACAACACAAACTATACCTAAACGCAGTTCTGAGAAAGATAGAGTCGCAAGAGCACTCGCAGCGTTTCAGGGTAAATTGGCTTAACTGCCTAAAGGAATTTTATCATGGCTACATACGCAACAACCTCGAACCAGGTAGCAGCTCTAAAAGAGTTATACACTGGTGATGATTTCATGAAGGACCTCGTTTATAAAAAGAATCCTCTTTTGGCTTTATTGCCTAAAGATGAGTCTCCATCAGGTTTTGCTGGTAAGTATAAATAAATGTACCTCTAGATAGAGATATCTAGTGCAAACTGACCAAAAACGGTGGAAAGCTGAAATGCCAATACCGTGCTAATCTCGATAAGAGACAGTGTAACGCGTAGAACTTGAATCGAATGTAACAATCGAGTAAAATAGTTCCAAGAGTGGTCGGCAACTGTAAGGAGTTGATAATGTACGCTGAACTTAAATTAAAAATATGTCCACAGTGTAAACTGGCCAAAGAAAAAAAAGAATTTGGAAAGGACTCAACAACTAGTTCTGGTGTGTCCTCTTGGTGCAAACCATGTAAAAAAACATGGCGGGCGAAAAAAAGAGAAGACGAGCCGGATAGGCATAAAGCAATTGATTTTGAGAATGATTTGAAAAAGAATTATGGAATCAATACTCATCAATATAACAAAATGTTCGATGAGCAAAAAGGTTGTTGCGCTTGTTGTGGTAGGTCTCATACAGACTTCAAACGAGGTTTGCATGTTGACCATAATCACACAACAGGCCAGGTAAGAGGACTCTTGTGCACCAAATGTAATCCTGGAATAGGTTATTTTGATGAGAGTACAGAGAAACTTGAAATGGCCATAGCATATTTAAATAAATTTAAGAAGTAAAGATAAAAAGCTTTACGATAACACATTGATACCAGTGCCTTTGATTTTTGGAACGCCACAAGGTAGAAGTGCAAGTTTTTCTATTGCACAGACTAATCAAACTGCACCGCAATTGGCTAGCTTTTTTGTTTACCGGGTAACTAACTACCAATTGGTTACTATTACTAACGAATTGCTTGAAGCTACTAAGGACAATGCTGCTGCGTTTATCGACGAAGCAAAATTGAACATGGACACTGGTTTTAGAAATATTTCGAACGACTTGGCTCTTGATTTATACTCTGACGGTTCCGGTCTTCGGGGTGTTATCAGCTCAATCAGTTCTGGCGTTATTACACTTGCTACTACTTCTGACGTTGTAAACTTTGAAGTAGGCATGGCACTTGTATCATACTCAGTTTCTGGAACTACTTATACCCAGTCTACAAGCGCTGCAATTGGATATGTAATTGCCGTTAATAGAAATACTGGTACTGTAACTGTTTCTGCTACTGCTGGCGGTTCTGCAGGAACGCCTACAAACTGGTCTACAAGCTTTCCTAATTTGGGTGTTTCTGGTGACGTGGCTTTTGGTTCTCTAACTGTGAGAACAAGCTTTAACAAAGTTTCTGGACTTAAAGCATGGTTCCCAACTACTGCACCTTCTGCGTCTGAAAGTTTTTGGGGCGTGGATAGAAGTGTTGACTCTCGTATGTATGGAGTTATCGCTCAAAATACTAGCTCTGAGACTATCGAGGAGGCCATAATAGACGGCGCCTCTCAAGTAGCAAGAGAAGGTGGGCAGCCTGACATGTGCTTTATGAATTTCCAATCTTATGCTGCACTTGAAAAATCACTTGGTTCAAAGGTTCAGTATATTGATGTTAGGCACGAAGAGGCAGACATTGCTTTTGCAGGGATTAAAATACATGCCCCATATGGCCCAATTACTATTATACCAGACAGGAACTGTCCTTCACAGACTGCTTACCTTTTGAGCATGGAAACTTTGAAGTTTCGAAGCTTGGGTAAAGCCCCACACATTCTAACTTACGGCCTCGAAGGCCTCGAAGGTTTGCGTGTTGGAACTGCTGATGCGCTGGAGATTAGAATTGGTTACTATGGGAACCTCATCTGTTCCGCGCCTTGCTGGAACGCAGTTATTCAATTAAGTCAATAACTTAACGCTCTTTAGGATACTATAAAAAGAGTATTGACATTTTAAGGCTTCTGGGTGATAATAAACTCAGGAGCCTTTTTATTTTTAACCTAAGGAGATAATATGAAAAAATGTAAACAATGCGAAATTGAGAAGGATGAATCTAATTTTTATAAAGAAGGAAATGGCTTAAGGGCCATATGCAAGGAGTGTAAAAACTCTAATACTATCAAGTGGAGAAGCGAAAATAAGGAAAAATACAACTCTTCGCAGCGTGGTTATAATAAGAAAAATTATCATAAACTTAGACTTCAAAGATACGATTTAACCACCGAAGAGCATAAGTCAATGTTAGAGAGTCAAAAGCATGTTTGCGCAATATGCTCCAAACCGCCGGGAAAAACTAGGCCATTAGTTGTGGACCATGACCACAATACTGGAAAAACCCGAGCACTTTTATGCTACGGCTGTAATCGAGGGCTGGCTATGATTGAGAACCAAGAAATTCACGGAAAGGCTATAACATATCTAAAAAAGTTTGGTTCAATATAAGAAAAACTTATAACTCTATAAACGCCCCAGGAGCCGCGATAACTCCGGGGTATATCAACATATGGATAAGTAATTAAAACTCAATGGCGGTACCTTAGCGTGCGTTTAAATGATAATGGCGCCAGATACTAAATCAGAGAAACGCACCTACCAAATTGGTGTCCAAATGGGTAAAAGCTATATATATATCTTTTTTTTATTTTTTTATATGAATAATAAAGAATGGTAGGTTAAATGGTAGGTGAGCTAAGTATGTGTTCTCTGTAAACAACCTTTCAAAAACTGCGTGGTAGGTAAAAAGTGACAAAAATTGTCACCAAGCAAATCGCCAAATTTAGCTTAACCTGCCACTTTTGGCGCAATTTTGGTGGTAGGTTAACAATTCAGCCTAAATTTTTAAGCCAAATTGTACGCTATAACGTACATAAAACAAACGAGCATTAACAGTCAGATGCAAGACTATAATTGCATACGCGGCCAATAAAGGCCTGCGGAACTAAAAGGCAGGCTTCATGGCTTCTCGTCTATTTCAATTTAACTATACATACGAACGCGACATGGTCACAATCCACGCAAAAGTAGCAATTGGTGCGTCCGGCGCCCCGACACTTAATACAACACTTTCAAAAGGAATAGTTTCAATTACTAGAAATTCAGCAGGTCAATATACATTAGTTATGAAGGACCAAATGAATAAGCTAATGTCAGTTGAAGCTTGTGTCCTTAGTTCTACGGGAATTAGTGCTTCTCCAAATGTTGGTGTAAAAACTGATAACGTGAATGGAACTACACCAAGTGTTACTATTGTGTGCTCTACCGGCGGTACTGCAACGGACCCAGGTTCTGGTGAAACTTTGCTATTAACCATTCATTGCAGACAGGCTTCTACATAAATTTTGTTTAAGGGGAGTAGCTCATGGCTATACCGTCAACGCCAACTAACATGCTGGTGCAGCAAGCTAACGGCCAAGTTTATGTCTCTTGGGATATTACCGCAACGGCAACAAGCTACACACTACAGAGAAGCACTAATAATGTTTCTTTTACTACATTGGCCAGTCCTACTGTTGCTTATTACACTGATAGTTCAGGCACACTTGGCACTCAGTACTGGTACAAAGTAGCCGCTACTAATAGTGACGGCACGTCTAGCTATACTACCGCTCAATCAATAGTTCCAGTAGGTACTGGCATTATGACCTTGGGCCAAGTTAGACTTGCTGCCCAGCAGCGCGCAGACATGGTTAATAGCAATTTTGTCTCTATACCCGAATGGAATGAATATATAAGAGCAAGTTACCAAGAGCTATATGATTTACTTGTTAACACTTATGAAGACTGGTTTTATGCTACTCCATATAATGTAATTACAACAGGCACCTCGTCAAGCTACACATTGCCAAATGGCGTTCTCACAGACGCCGTCAGCGGCTCTGTAGCATCACCATTTTACAAACTGTTAGGCGTTGACTTAGGCCTGGCTAATAACAATAACGCTTGGGTAACAATTCACAAATATGACTTCATTGAGAGAAACAGATATGTATACCCTAATATTACTAGTACATTCTCTGGGGTATTTAACATGCGCTACCGCGTTATGGGCAGTGCTTTACAACTTATACCTACTCCAAGTGCAGGTCAATATTTACGCATACACTATGTACCTAGACTTAGTATGCCGTTGGCCGATGTTGACCAAATGGATGGAGTTAATGGTTGGCTTGAGTATGTTGTGATTGACGCGGCTATAAAAGCTATGCAAAAAGAAGAGAGTGATGTTACAGTTTTGGGCATGGAAAAAATGGCTATTATTAAGCGTATTGAAGAGAGTGCAATTAACAGAGACATTGGTGAACCTAATACAATTTCTAATACTAGACGTATGGGCGGCGGTTGGAATAGTCCAAATGGTGATGGGTCGTACGGAGGTTTTTAAACATGGCGGTCAACAGAGCTGTTAGAGAAATTAATACTGACAATGATGTCTTAAATCGCATACAGGATAACCTTGTTTCGGCCATAAGCATATTACAAAAGGTGCAAATTATTAATGGCAATTTAATACAAAATTTATCTCTAGCATCTGGCGCTAACACTATTAACCACGGCCTAGCCCGAAAACCACTTGGCTACATTGTCGTCTCATCTTCGGCGTCAATTACATACCACGACTCTCTATCTACAGCCACAGATAAAACTTTTAGCTTAACTACAAGTGGCGCGACTACTGCCAGTCTGTGGGTGTTTTAATGGCATTGCAGCAGCAAAAGTTTAGCCTTAGTATTACAGACGGTATTGACACAAAAACCGATGCGCCAAATGTTATACCCACTAAATTTTTAGAAGCAGAGAACATAAAGTACGATAAGCTTGGCTCCGCCACTAAGCGCTATGGCTTCTCTAATCTTACCCAAAATTTAGTTAGCGGTGGTACTATCAGCGCCGGTACTAGCATTGCCAAGTATAACAATGAGATAGTAATGACTGATACTAACAATTTGTACGCCTACTCAGCAGATACCACAAAATGGGTAACACAGGATGCATTTAGACATTTTAGCTCTAATCAAAAGATTGTTATTGATAGTGGCTCTGATATATTTAATTGTGTGCACGCAATTGCTGGCTCTACCATTGCTTACATTTATACATCTAAATATCCGTCCGGCTATGGTCCAGCACAAAGTCAGACACTTGTCATTAAGGATTTAGATACCGACACAATTTTGTATACGCGAGCTATTAGCTCTGTTCTCTACAACATTGCTGCCATTAGCACTGGTTATTTAATTGCAGATGGCACCAGCGCGTACTTTTTTACAATATCCACACTAACACTTAGCTCCGCTTACACAAATGCCAATAATCAACCTCAGGCGTTAATAAGCGACGGCACTTATTTCTATATGGCTGGTATAAATGCTGGTGATATACAACTACGCAAAATTAGTTCAACACCTGCCTTAGTTGACAGTGTATCAATAGCCCTTGGAGCATCTAGAGACAGATTTTTTCTATCTTTTGAGTCAAATGGCGCCTACTTAAGAGTTACCTATGGCAATGTAAGCGGTGGTGCAAACGTGTCATCACTTACACGAGCTACGGCAAATTTGGCCACAGTTGGGCATGCGCCAGTAATAGTCTGGGCAGCTACAGACACACAAATGATAACTAGTATTCAAACTTTAGCAACAAGCACCACTAGTACTATTTATTATCAAGGCACAGACGCGTCGGTAAACTCCAAGACAATAACAAGTGCCGGAACAGTTGGCTCTAATGTGGTTCTCTACACTTCTGCTAATATTATATCGGCTCCGTTGCTATTAAACAGCAAGCATTATATGGCCTTGGCTAATAAGTATATTTATTCAAGTACTACAGAACAAACTGTTAACTGCGTTACCTATTTATTAGAGAGTAGTAACGATACCACCTGGACGCCGGTAGCCTATTTTAACAAAGATACTACTGTAAGTTATGGTTTAGATGCTTCAAATGTTGCTACAATTCCAAAAACATTAGTAGCCGTTGACTCAAATACAATGTCATTACTTGGTATTGCTTATTCCGGCTTTGTGGATGTAGCTGCAAGTAGCAGTGTTAATAAAACCGCGTTAACAGACTCTAGAGCGTGGTTATCGTCAGCGTCAGAAATTAGCAAAGTTTACTCTCAAAATTCTATTCTGTTTAACGGAGCAATGCCGTTAATGTATGATGGCACGTCCGTTGTTGAGCAAGGCTTTATATCTCGGCCACAAATAACAAACATTACTACGTCTGGCGGCGCCTCCTGGGCAGCAGGTACTTATCAATTTGTTGTAGTTTATGCGTATAGGGACGCAAATGGCAATATTTATCGTAGTGCCGCAAGCGACATACAAACCCTAGTTTTAGGCGGCGCGGCTACAACACTTACTTTAGCTATTACACCTCCCAATTTTAGCTTAAAAGATATAGTTGAATTAGAAGTTTATAGAACAATTCCGTCCGGCTCCCTTTTCTATAAGGTGAATTTAAGCTTTTATTATCCCGCATATTCAACAGCAGCAGTTTTATACCAGACCGATGCAAATTTAGTAACTGGGGAGCAATTGTATACTGATGGCGGTGCCTTAGACTATGACAGTATGCAGCCCAGCTATCACATTTGCTTGCATAAAAACCGAATATTCTCTATTAATACTGATAGACAAAGTATTAGCTATAGCCAAATTATACAACAGGGTTATCCAGTTTCATTCTCTGACGCCTTTGATATTACCTTAAACTCAGTTGGCGGGAAACTGGCGGGCATTTCTACACTTGATAATTTTTTAGTATTATTTAAAGAGAATGGAGTATTTGCTCTAACAGGCGACGGACCTAATAATCTTGGTCAGCAAGATGATTATGGAGAGCCGCAGCCAGTAACTACGGACACAGGTTGCCAGGACCGAAACACAATAGTAACAATGCCTCAAGGTATAATGTTTAACTCTCCCAAGGGCATTTACCTTCTCAATCGAAGTTTGACTATGTCCTATTTGGGCAGTCCAGTTGAGGCCTACAACGGCACAATGTACAAAGCTATTTTAATGCCTGGTGCAAATGAAGTGCGTTTTTGTACTGCTGCAGGAACTGGATTAACTTATGACTATTATACTAACCGTTGGTCTACCGTCCCGAACCAATCGGCAATTGACTATTGCTTAGACGTTTCTAACAATTTTTACTATTTAACCAGTGATGGAATTGCACACAAACAAAGTACCAGCTTGTTTACTGATAACGCAGTTTTTGTACCAGTAAAATTGACTACAGCTTGGATTAGCATGGCGGGCCTCCAAGGATATGAGCGGTTTTACAGATTGTACATTCTTGGTAGTTACAAATCTGCACACAGTTTGAAAGTAAGCATTGCCTATAACTTCATTGACAGTTTTACAGAAACTGTTACAATAGATGTGACTGCGTTACCAAGCACCAGCTTATATGAAGTAGTAGTAGACCCACAAATACAAAAGTGTACTAGTTTTAAAATTAAAATAGAAGACGTGCAAAATGGTACAGCAGGCGAGTCTCTTAGTATTAGCAATTTGGCTATGCTAGTTGGGCTTAAAGCACAAGGGAATAAACGTGGAGAAGGTTACCGCTTTGGAGCTAAGGAGAGTTAACGTGTACGCACAATATATTAAAGAACGAGAGAATCAAGACATTATCCAAAGCGAAGCTGGATTTTTAACCTATAAAATTGTTAACGCTGATTGTTATCTTGCAGACTTATTTATCTTGCCGGAGTATAGAAAAACCGGCGCTGCGCGTGGCCTGTTTTCTCAACTTATTCAAATAGCTAAGGCCGCGTTTTGTACGCGAATATTAACAAATATATACCCATCTACAAACGGTGCAACTACCAGTATAAAAACCGCATTAGCATTAGGTGGTGAACTACTAGCAGCTGAACAAAATTTAATTACTTTAGTGAGGTACATATAATGGGCAGTAAACCGTTACAAACTGTCGGAACAATTGGTGGTGGCATAATAGGCGGTATTTATGGCGGTCCTGCCGGTGCGGCAGCGGGTTCGGCTGCCGGTGGAGCAATTGGCGGTGCACTGTCTGGGCCTGATAAATCACCACAACAAGCTGCTGCCGAAGGTGCTGGTGACGCAGTACAAGCGGCACACGCTACACAAGTACAACAAAGTGCATTTATTGGCGCTAATATGAACAATCAGTATGGAATTAATAACGCCCTGTATGGTCAAGCTATGAATACCGGAGTCGACCCGGCTACTCAATCAGCATTACAACAAAATGCAGCAGCCCAAATTGGCTTGGCTAAGTCTCAAAAAGGTGGTAATCAAGCATTAGCTGCGCGCAATGCATCTCACATGGCCCAAGCTAATAATCAATCAGCAGTCCTTGGTGCCGGCATGCAACACGATGCGCGGCTAATGAACTATGCAAATTTTTTATCTAATCAACAAGGTTATAACGCCAACATGACTGGAACCGCAGCTAACGCCGCTCTCGGTTTAGCGTCAAATAGTAATGCAGTACAACAAATGCAAAACCAACAGCAAGGCGGTATAATGTCCGGCATTGGTGCCGCTTTGCCGCTCTTTTTTAATAAAGGGGCATCCTCTGGAAATCAGGCAGGTGGTGGCATGGCCGGCGGCGTCGGCGATGCTGGCTCCATGGCATCTCAAATGCAAAATGCTGCACACGGTGGAGAAATAAAGAGTATGCCGAATGGCCCAGCGTCTCGCTGCGGTTCTCATTTTATGACTATGAAGTCTGGAGGCCCGGTACCTGGCGCCAATCAGGGCGGTACTACTGATAGTTTAAAAAATGATACGGTGCCGACTATGTTGTCTCCAGGTGAAGCCGTTATTCCTAAGTCAATTATGAATGGACCAAACGCCGCTCAAAACGCAGCTAAATTTGTTCAGGCTATATTAGCCAAAAAGGGTATGTAAAATGTCAGAAGCAAAAAATGAGAAACAAAAAGTGCCACCAGGCTTTAAGCATGTTGGTTCAACTAAGGACCATGAAGTATATGAACATGCTAACGGCCATTTGCTACACATGAAACGCATGGCAGAAGGCGGCTTTGTTGACGCCATTTGGGATAATTTTACTAAGCCTGAGCCGCCAATTAACAAAAATAATCAAGTTAATAGAGACCCAGATAAAAAAAAGGCCGCTGACTTTACAAAAGGATTTACTGGTAGAGCACCTGCGAGTGTACAGAACAAAGCAGACGGTGGTGAAATATTGCCTCAGGCGTTATTAGACCCGGTTAATAATCCCGGCGAAGGGGTTGATAATTTACCTCAACCCATGACACCGTATGACCAAAAAATGGCCGAACGAGATGCGTTTATGCAAAATCAACAGGCGGGCATCGAAGCAGCTAGCAAAGATAGTTTGCAACCAGCTTCGGCAACAGGAGCTACGCTAGAACAGCCCGGCTTCTCACCTACCATACCACAATCCACACCTCAAATGCATAAACCTCAAGTTGCACCTAGTCTAATGAATCCGCTTGAGTCTGCCATGGCTACACAACAAGCTGGTATAATGAATGAAGCTAGAGCACAAGGAGACTTGGGTACAGAGCAAGCTAAACTAGCTGCTAAAAATACAGAAAACTTGCAACAGCTACAAGCAGATACACAGCAGCACCTTTCGTCAATAGACAATGATTTAAAAGCTACCTACGCCGACATTAAAAATGGGCACATCGACCCTAATCATTATGTAAATAGTATGGAGACGCCAGCCAAAGTAGCTACTGTAATTGGCTTAATACTTGGTGGCTACGGTGCCGGATTAGCCGGTGGACCAAATCATGCCTTGGAATTTCTTAATAAACAAATTGACCGAGACGTAGACGCCCAAAAGGCCAATTTAGCTAATAAACATAATTTGTTTAGTGCCAATATGCAGCTATACAAAAATACACAAGATGCAGCTAACATGACTCGTATGCAATATGCGCAAATTTATGGTTCTCAACTTGAAGAGGCGGCGGCTAAATCAAAAGACCCAATGGCTATTGCAAGAGCGCAGCAGGCAATTGGCCAAATGAAGGCACAGTATGCACCTACTGCTATGCAAATGGCATATAGACAAGCACTGGTTCAAGGTGCACAGTCTGGGCGAGTAGAGGCGTCACAGGCCGCATCGGAATTAGTACCTGAACCTCAAAGAGCTAAAGCATTTGAGGAATTAGAGAAAACACAAGATAAAAATCAAGCAGCTACCCATTTGAAAACTGTCATGGAGCGAATTGCTAAACTGCAAACTTTAGGTAACAGAGTCGGCTCTCCATTTCAATCTGCTAATGAAATTGAGGCATTAAACACAGCTTTATTCTCTAAAGCAAAATCAATTTTTGGCAAAACTTCTGACCAAGAAGTTAGTATATTAGAACATAATAATAAAATAAAAGTTAGTGATGACCAAGCCACTGTTAAACGTAAAATTGACGCAATGTTAGGTATGATGGGCGAGGGCAGTTCTACGCCAGTATTAGATGCGTACTTAAAACCATATGGAATAAATAACTATGGCTATAAACCACCTGCTGTATTGAACAAAGCAAAAGGATTTTAATATGGTAGTTTCATCTTACAGGAGCGTTTAACATGCCAGTTTTAGTAAATAATGAGACCGGCTATGCAGAAAACCTGACGCCGGAACAAGAGTCGCTTGCCATTAAGCAAGGTACACATGGGGTACCTGTTTATAATCTTAATAATGAAGCAGAAATTGCCCCACATGCTGACTTGCCAAATCTTTTAGCAAATGGATAT